GCGCGCCGCTCGACCACTGCAGGCGCGCGAGCAGGCGATCCGCGCCGCCCGTGGTGTCGCGGAGTCGAATCACCGCGCTCGTGCTGGTACCCTGTGCGACGAAGACGCTGATCGACTTCACCGCGTTTCCCGTGAAACTCACCGTCTGCGTGTAGCCTTCCAGCGTGCCGCTCGCGTCGTCACCGATCAGGTCGAGCGCGAGATCACCGCACTGGAGCGCGGCCGCGGTGCGCGTCGGCGTGCCGACCGCCGCCCACGTGGTGCCGAAGTCTTCGCTCCGCAGGCAGAGGTTCGTCGTACCGTTGCCGCAGTCGATGACCGGCTCGTAGAACCCCGTGTCGCTGTTGTACGCAGATCCCCACGGCGCCTGCTTGGACACCATCGTCGTGAGGCGCCCGTCGCGATCAAAGGATGTGCGCTGCGTCGCGCGGTTGGTGGCGCCGACCTCCTGCCACGTCCCCGTCGCGGTGTCGTACTGCCCCGCATCGAAGCGGAGGAACCACGGGGTCGTGCGCTCGCGCGCGAGGCGGTAGCCGAGCGATGGTGTGATGCTCACAACCACCTCCGAAAGCCGGTCCATGTGGCGATGCAGGTGCCGCCGTAGACCCCCGTGCTCGCCGTGAGTGAGGGGTATGCCCCGACCAGCACATCGCCGTCGTTCACGTCGAGCGCGAAGAAGTCGCCGCTCACGAGCCAGCTGATGGCATTGCTACGGATGCCGCTGGACACCTTCTCAATCGTCATGCGGTCGAGGTCTATTTCGAGGTAGTCGGTGCCCGCGGTTAGGGTACCCTCCATCGTGAGGCCGCCGACCTCTTCTCCTGTGATGCTGCTGCAGAACACGGAGACGCCGGTCAGGTTCGCGGACCACACGGGCGCGCCGAGTCGGACAATCCCGCCCGTCGGCGCCGTGCCTACCGGGATCGGCGTGCGCACCTCTGCCGCGAGCCCCACCACCTGCGCCGTCCTGTCCCGCCACGTCGGGTCGGGGCACACAAACGTCACCGTGCCGCTCGTCACCGTCGCGTCCACCGGGTGCGCCCGACCATTCGGCGCCAACTCCACGCCCGTGCACACCCCCTCGATCACCCGCGGCTCGTTCACGTCGTCGTCGACCGTGATCGCCACCAGCCCGCGCATCGCCAGCGACCGCAGCGCGTCCTCCGCCGCCTGACGCGCCGCCACCGTCCGCGTCGCGGGCGCCACCGTCACCGACAGCTGCAGCGTGCGCGCGGGCGTCGTCGGGTCCGCCGACAACAGCCCGCCCTGACGCCCCGGAATCGCCAACGTCGGGAAGTCCCGCGACGGCGCCGACAGCGCGTTCCCCAGCCCCATCACGTAGACGCCGAGCGACGACAGCGGCGTCTCGTTGAGGTAGACCGCCCACGTCATCAGCTACCGACCTGTGTGAGGGTGCCACTCGCCGCGCGGATGTCGTCGTAGCGACGCCCCAAATACTCGTCGAGTTGGTCAAACAGCTTCGTGCTGATCTCGTCCGCGTTCGTCGCGTTCGGGAACGTGTTCGTGATCGTGATCCCGCCGTTGATCGTCGTCGTCGTGTTCGGCGTCGGCACCACGCTCCCGCGGATGTCCGGCGCGCCGATCCCGAACGTCGACGTCGGCAAGCCCGGCGCGCCTAACGGGTTGCGTGAGGCGACACTCGCCGCCGCCGCAGTCGTGGCGCCCACGCCGTCCGCGCTCGCCAGCAACGGGAGGATCGTCTGCAAGAGCGAGAGGAACTGCGTGCCCGTGACGCCGATCTCCGCCGCACTTAGCCCGCCAGTCCGCAGCTTCTCGAACAACGCCTGCAGGTTCTTCGTCGCCGCGGCGCGCCCTTCTGGCGTCGAGAGGTCGACATTCAGCGCCCCCGCCAACGCCGGGGAGAACCGCGCCACCAAATCGCGGAATGCTGCGAGCTTCGCGTCTTCGTCGGTCGTGCCGAAGATGTCGAACCCGTTCTCTGTCGCCTTGAGCTGATCCTCGAAGTTGTTCGGGTCGAACTTCCCGAACTCGATCTGCCCCAGGTTGTCGATGGCGCCCCCAAGCCCCGACAGGAAGTCCCGCGGATCGCCGGTTGCCGCGAGCCCCGTGATCCCAATCGACTTGAGCAGCTCGAACGCATCCTGCGGGCTCACGCCGGACTTGATCAGCGAGGCGATGAAGGCGCGGCGTGCGGTGTCCCCGAGGACGAGACGGTCCGTCTCCTTCTGCCCCGTGTTGGGCTTGAGCCCCTTGATCGCGGCCTGTGCGGCCTGCAGCGCCGTCTGCGTCGCGTTGAACGTCTTCCCCGACGCGCCGAGGTTGAAGTTGCCCAGCTCCAGCGTGTTCTTGGTCAGCGCATCGACGTTCTTCTGGATGATCTCGCGCCGCGCGATCTCGGCGGGGTTGTCCTTGAGGCCCGTGATGATATTCGCGAGCCCACTCACAACCGCGACGATGGACGACGCATCCCCCGCGAGCGCCTTGGGCAGCGCAGCCGCGATGTTGACCACGGAGGTCAGCGCCGAGGCCATGTTCCCATCGAGCACGCCCGCAGCTTGCGCGGCGTCGAGGAACCCGCGCGCGAGGGTCGCGGAGTCCCCCGCGACCTTTGCAGCGTCGGGCTTCACCTTGCCCAGCTCCTCCGCCATCTTCGCGTTCGCGTCCGCCGCCTCTTTCGCCGACTCCGCGAGGTCCTCCGCGGGCGGCAGCAGGTCCGAGAGGTCGCGCTTGTGCTGCTGCACCGCGGCGTTGAGCGCCTGATACTGCTCGACGGGGATCTTCCCCTTGAGCGTCACCAGCAGCTGCTCCATCGCCGCCGTCGTCAGCTGCAGCGACTTCGCGGTCGCTTCCCCGAGGTTCACCTGCAGCTGCTCCGCGAGCAGTTCCGCCGACGCCTTCGCCTCGCCGACCTGCTTGTCGCGCTCCTTGCCGAGGTACTTTCCCAAGCTCTCCAGCTGCGCCAACGTCTCCTTGTTCCACTTCTCGCGCGCATCGGCCAAGTCTTTGGCCGTCTTCTCCTCGGCCGCCTTGCGCTTCGCCAACTCCTCGGCGGTGATCTTCGTGACGTTCCCGCCGCCCGTCGTCGCGACGGTGATCTGACTCGCCATCGACTGTTGCACGACGCCGAGGATATCGTCTTCCGACTTCTTCTTCGCGAGCAGCAGGTCATCCGACGTGGACTTGGCCGCTGCGACCTGACGCCGCCCCTCCTTCACCAGTTCGGTGCCTAACGCCGCCACCTTCTCCCCGAAGAACGGGATGAAGTTCGACGCCTCCTGCACCATGCGGCCCAACAGTTCGATCGTCTCGCCCTTGATCCGCGCGACCGTAACCGGGATCTGTGTGAACGTGTAGGCCAAGCCTACGCCCAGCAGCTGCCCCTGCTGGACCAACCACGAGAACGCCTTCGCGAGTTGCGTCAGGAGCGGGAGAATCGCCAGCAGGGCAGGCTGCAGCGACTTCCCCAACTCCGCCGCACTGGCCTTGAGTTGTGTCGTCAGCTGCTCCTGCTTCCCCGCCGTGCTGTTCAGATAGTCCGCGTACGCCCCGCCGACCTTGCCGCCGTCCGTGATCGCCGCGTTGAGCAGCGCCTGTGCCTTCTGCTGGTCGGTGAGCTTGCCCGCCGTCGTGCCGATCGCCGCCGCATACTCGGCGTAGAGCACGCTCGGGTTCTTGTTGAACAGCTTGTCGGTGCCTTCGTCAATCCCAAGGATGGACTGTTGGACCGCCGTCAGCGTCTGTGAGGCGGTGAGTCCCTTCGCCGCGCCCAAGTTGAGGAACGCATCGAGCCCCGCCGATGCCTTCCCCACGTCGCCCGCCTTCGCGGCGAGCTTGACCAGCTCCACCGAGAAGTCGTTCGCGGTGGTCGCATTGAGCTTGAACGCGTCCTGCCCGCGCCGGCTGATCTCCTGCAGCGTCTCCAACGCCACGCCCGTGATCTTGGACGTGCCTTCCAGCTTCCGCGTCGACGCTTCCAGCTCGTTCGCCGCTTCCACCGACTTCCTGAGCCCCTGCACCACGCCCGCGAAGCTCGCCAGCTGGAACAGCTGACTGCTGAACAGGGACTTGGCCTGCGCGCCTAACGACTTGAGGGCGCCCCCGGCCTTGGACGCTTCCTTGGAAACGTCCTCCTTGCCGGTGATGCGGACGAAGACGTCACGCAAGGCCATTGGCAATCCTCGTCTGCGCGTCCCACTGTGACTTCCCCCGGTCGCCCGGGAGCTGCGCCAGTTGCGCCGCCGCGGCACGGTCCAGCCGCTCGCCCGCCAGCTGCCGCCGCATCATCGCCGTCGCCGCGTAGACCGCGCGATACTCGATCGTGCCGTCCGCCGTGCCCCAGCGCTGCGGCGCGTTGACAAACGCCCCGCCAAAGTGCCGCTCCAACGCGGACACCGATTCGTAGAGGTTGAGCGTCGGCGCGCTCACGCCGCGCTCGCGGTCGAGATTCGCGTCGACGAGCTTGTCCCACTCGTCGCGAGGGGTGTCGGCGGCGTCTCCCCGACTCCCAGGGACAGCAAGAAATCCACGATCACCGCCTGATACGCGATCGGCTCCAACGCCAGAATGCGCCGCACCGGGTCGAGCGTCGGGAACAGCCAGTACAACGGGCTCCACGGGAACGCCTGGCGGAACAGTGTCTTCCACCGCGCCGCCTGCGCGCGATGGCCGAGCTGGTCCAGCCCCGTCAGCGTGTCCGCGACGGCCAACGCCGAGACCGGGCGCGCAATCCACGTGCGCCCGCCCTCGGTGTAGCTCCACGGCTCCCGTCCCGCGCGCCATGCGTCCGCAGAGAACGGCATTAGTTGAACAGGACCGACATGTCGTCGACACTGATCGGCGTGGAACTCGACGGCTTGAACGTCAGGTCCCAGCACGCCGCGCGCCCGTTCGCTGACGGCTGCACGTCGTACAGCTGCGCGTTCGAGAAGGTGTGCTTCCACTTGTTGTACTGCGTCGATCCGAACTGCACGCTCACCGTGATCTTGGTTGCGGCTTCGCGCAGTTTGATCGGATCAAGCCCCGCCGACGTGTGGTAGGGGGAGCCGACGAACGCGGTCGCCTCGACCGTCACCTTGAACTCCGGCGAGTAGCCCCCGCCGAGGAATCCCTCGTGTCCCGTCCCCGACGTGAGCGCCACGCGCGGCTCGATCGTGCGGTTCAGGTTGAACGAGCCCCCGTACACCACCGCGTTCGTCGTGAACGAGCCGATCACCATCGTGATGCCGTTCGCGTTCGGCGGATCGACCGAGAGGTTGGGGTATGTGATCGACGGCAGCGTCACGTCCGTCACGTCGCCGTTCGCGCGCCCGCTGATCGAGAACGTGTGCGTCGGCGGCCCCGGATTGTCGAAGGTGTAGGACCAGTTCGCGACGCAATCCATCAGCGGCCACAACTCCCCGCGCGCGTACATGCCCATCGACGCAGTTGTCGGCGCGGCGGTCGGCGTGTCGGGCGCGTAGGTGTACGACTCCGACCCGGACGTCGTGACGAGCGTCGCGCCAAAGCCGGAGATCTTGAGCAGCAGATCCGCGAGCGCGGGCTTGGACGACGCGCTGTACGCGGCGCCGGCGCCCTTGAAGCGCACGGGCAGATCGCCCGTGAACGACTTGCCGCCGGGCTGCGACAGCGGCAGGTCCGACAGGTTGCCCGGGTTCACCCCGACCTTCCCGTCGAACGCGTAGTTGATGGTGAACGGTGCGCCGACGTTCCGATCAGGATAGGAGAGCTGGAGCCCGTCGGTCGTGGTCAGGGCGATCGAGGTGCCCGCGGCGGTCTGCACCTTCGCGAGCATCCCCAGGACGTTGATGAGTTTTGCGGCAGCTGGCATGGGAGGTCCCCGTTAGGCGAGAGTGTCGCGGCAACGCACGGTCAGGTAGACCGCGGCCGATCCGGTCGCATCGTCCAGTGACGGCGCCACCCGCGCCGCCGACAGCGTGACGATGACCTGCAACTGCACCCCGTTCCGGCTGCACGCCGTGACCGCGGCCGGGATCGAGGGATCGAACAGCGCCTCCACGCTCTGGAGCGTGGCGCGCGTGGTGTAGTAGAGGTCCCGCACGAGCGCGGCGGGGCTCGTGAGCTTCCGCTGGATCGTGATCTCGAGCGGGATGTCGGCATCGTGCGTGTAGGTCGCGGCCTGCCCGTCGAGCGAACGGATTTCGCCCGCGACCACCTTGAGGAACGGCGCCTCTGGCGGGCGATCAATCGCCGCGTCGTCGTCGCGCGTCTCGTCGTAGACGGTGAGCACGCCACTCGGCAGGCTGTCGCCGCCGTCCAGCGTCAACGCCGCCAGCTTGGCGTCGACCCCGTACGTCGCGTCCTCCAGCCAATCAGCCACCGCGCGCACGACCTCGAGGATCATGACGCCACCTGCGCGAGGACGAGCTCCGTGAGCTCCCCATCGCTCGCCAGCTGCACGTCGCGGATGGTGTACGTGGTGGCGCCGATGCGTGCGGTCGCGTGGCGTGCGACGGTGCCGATGATGGCGGTCGGCACCGTCGCGACGGTCACGCGGCGCAGCGTGTCCGCGCCACTCGCGTCCTGCAGCACGCGGTCCTCCTCCTGCACAGGACCGATCGCCGACACACTGCCGACCGTGATGGTCTTGGCGTTCGGCGCACGGCGGCAGACCATCACCGCCTCGCGTGCCCAGCGCGCGCTCGTGCTCACTGCTTCCCCCGCTTCCGAACCGGATCGCGGTGCTCCACGACGGGGTCGCCGTCCGTGACCATGACAGACGGCAGCGGGGGCGCCGCCTCCCCATCCACGGGCACCGCGTACTGGTAGCCGTGGACGAGGAGGAACGCGTCCCGCTCCGAGACATCGAAGACGTCGCCGACGTCGATGTCTCGGCGGTCCCACACGAAGGACTTGAACGCCCGGACGCGTAGCATTAGGTCGCCAGTGCGTCCTTCGTGACCACGAACGACTTCGGATGGCGGGCGTTGCAATCCACCATCGCGAGCCCGATCACGCGGATCATACCCTGACCCGCGAGCGTGAACGGATCGACCGTGACGTCGAGCGCATCGCCCCACGACGCCATGATGAACTCCTGCCAGTTGCCGAAGACGACCCCGTGGCAGATCGTGGTCGACGTGCCCTTCGTCAGGGTCGACGGCACCTGATTGGAGACGAGCGCGGAGTACCCGTTGAGGGTGCCATTCGCGCCCCACAGGTAGTCGGAGCCCGAGACCGTGTTCTTGAGCGTGGTCTTGAGCTTCCCGCGGATGCCCGGCGTGAGCAGGAAGCCGAGACGCCCCTTGGCCGCGTTGTTGATCGCCTGCTTGGTCTCGTACGAGACGATGTTCGTCCACGCGAGGTTGGCGCCGTGGGTGCCCATCACTTCCGTCTCGACACCCGAGATGTTCAGGATGCCGGTCGGCTGGTTCGCGGTGCCGGGGCCGTTGATGCCCGCCACGTCGATCCCGAGCGCCGCGATCATCCCGAGGTCTTCGCGGACAAACTGTTCGGCGCCGAACGACGACTGTACGAGGAACTGCTTCGAGTACGCCGTCCCGCCCATGCCCGTCTTCGGCGAGAGCGTGAAGGTGTCGAGCGTCGCGGCGGTCAACGTCTTGTCCGCGGACGGGTTTTCACCCTCCCACGTCCAGGTGTTCGCCGTGATCTGGCGCGGGAACTGCACGTTGCCCGTGAGGCCCGGCAGGTAGCGCACGCCGAGCTGGATGAGCGCCGACTCGTTGCGCAGAATCTCCACGAGGTCCTGCACCGACGTCTCGACGCCGGCGCCGCCGAGCGACGTGGTGGTCGCCACGTTGCCGGTCACCGACGCACGCATCTGCATGGCCGCGCTACGATCCGCGGTGAGCGTCAGCGGGATGTGAATGCCCTTGGGGGCGCGTCCGGTGCGCGCGGTGATCTCCTGCGAGATCTCGCGCTCGAAGCCCGCGTCGACCTTCCCCGAAAGTTCCGGCACGCTCGCGGCGAGCGCGCGCATCACGGAATACTGCCGCTGCTCCTTCTCGGTGAGCACGACGCGTCCAGCGGGCGCAGCGCCAGCGGCGGTCGCCATATTGGCCTCGAAGGCCGCTTCCGTCATGCGGCTCGGCGACCAGTCCTCCACGAGCGCCTTCGTGATGATCTCGCTGCGCTTCGCGGGGTCGGTGATGAGCTTCGCGATGTTGGCGAGATCATTGCCACGCTGCTTGCGTTCCGCGTCGTAGTCGCGTCCTGCGACCACGGCGGGGGCGGCCCCTGCAGCCGGGGCCTGGGTATTCTCAGGCATGTTCGTCTCCTCAGCCGCACGGCTGGTGGGGGTCACGATCACCGGGTACTCCTCGACGTGTGACGCGGCCCGGCCCGCGCCCACGGTGATGTCAGCGGGCACCGGCACGGTGCTCCCCTCCATCGGCATCCAGCGCGTCACGCGGTACGTGTCGCCGCGCGCATCGCTGCTTTCCTCGAGCTTCAACTCCAACACGCGATAGCCGACGCTGATATTCGGGCGGATGCCGCCGCGAATGTCCGCGAAGACCCACGGCGCGTCGGGGTGATTCCCCGCGCGCGCCATCGCGCGCAGCTTGCCGTCCTTCCCGATCTTCACGTCCTCGAGCAGGCCGATCTGCGTGCGCGTGTCGTGATCCATCAGGAACGGCAAGCCGTTCCGCGCGTAGGTCAGGTCGACGGACTCGCGCGCGTGGTCGAGGATCTCGCGTCCGAACCAGCGATCAACCGGCGCTTCGGACGACAGCGAGATCGGGATGCGACTGTCGCCCTCGGCGCGCGTCGCGAGCGCTTCCTCGTCCAGTGCCAGCGTCATTGCCCGATGTTGCATCGGGAGTGTCTTCGGGATCGGTGCCATCGGCTGCGTTGCCTCCTTGTGCGCCCTGTTTGGGCGGCGCGACGTCCAAGTCCTTCTCTTCCGCGTACTCGTTTTCCTCTTCGAGTTCGTCCCAGATGTCCCACAGGTCGTCCCCGCGCTTGGCGACGATGCGCTGTCGGCTGTTGATGCCTAGGGCGATTTCGATTTCCGCGACCTGCGCGTCTTCCAGCGGCTTCGGGCTCACCCACGAGCGCGCCTGCCAGCGATGCGACGACGCCTTCGCGACGTCGTAGCCGGGAATCACCAGCGCGCCGGAGAGCACCGCGGCGGGGAGCCACGCCTGGAACACGCGCTCGCACCACTGGTCCTCGAACCACTGCTGCAGCGCCATCCACTGCTCCTGCTCTTCCGCGCGCCCGACGCGCATCGACGACATGTTCGCGTCGGACAGATCGCCCGCGAGCATCGAGTAGGAGGCACCCAACCCGGACGCGAGCCCACGCAACACCGCTTTGGTGAAGTCGGGGTAGTTGTCCGTCGGTTGGGTCGACGCCCACGCCTGAAACTCCTGATTCATCCCCAGGTACTTCACGACGCCGGGATCAGCCTCGAACTCCTGATCCGTGTCCGGGGTCTCGACCTCGCTGTCCGGGCTCTTGGTCGTGATGAAGCCCATCGTCGATGCGGCCGCGCGGAGCGCGACGACGCTCGCCTCCTGCGCCCCGTCCAAGTGCTTGAGGTCGCGCATCGCCACCGCGAGCTGCGAGACGCCACGTGTGAGATCCACGCGCTCGTCCCACAGCGCGAGGTGGATCATCTGCGCTTCGGGGATGACGTCGTACTGCCGCGACGCGATGCCCCCGCGCGCGAACTCGCTCGGGTGCGCGCGGAGCACGTGGTACGCGACCGGCGCGCCCACGGGGTCGATCTCGACGCCGTAGCGGATCTCGTTGCGCCCCTCACCCCGCGGACGCATGAGCTGCTGGTCGAGCCGGTCGGCGTCGATCGGGTGCAACGCGATGCCGAACGGGCGGCGCGGGTCGAGCACGATCTGTGTCAGCGACTCGCCGCCCGTCACCCATTCGGCCACCGCGAGCCGCTTGAGGCTCACTAACGAGTGCTTGCCGGTCGTGGAGCACATGCGGGGCGCACTCCACGCCTTCCACGCCGCCCGCACCGCGTCGTTGATGTCGTCGCGCGGTTTCCCGTTGGCGAACGTGTTGGTCGGGATCAGGCGCAGGCCCTTCGGCCCGACGATGTGATTCTGCGCCATCTTCACGAACCGGCGCGCATAGACGTTGTTGCGCGCGAGGTCGCGCCCCCGCGCGCGCAGGCGCAGGAGGTCGCCCTCCAACTCCTTGTCGCCGCTCAGCGGCTGGCGGACCCAATCGAGGTTGAGGCGATTGAGCGCGGCGCCGCTGTAGTGCCGCTGCGCGGACACCTTGGGTGCCCGCTGCAGCCCGAAGGCCCGGAGGACGCGATCAGGCCACGCCACGGAACACCACGCGTGCGACCGGCATCTTGCCGGGGTTGCGTTCGCGCCAGACCTGCCGCTCGTACGTCGTCAGCAGGACGCGCAGTTCCTTCACCGGGATGTTCGTGATGAGACGCCCGTTGATCTGCGTCATCTGCACGTCGTCGGTGATCCGGCCCTCGAGTGCGGCCTTGATCGTCGCCACCATGCGCTCGGCGTGCGTCTGCAGCGCGCCTTCCTCGGCGAGCGATGCATTCGGCGCCACAACCACGACGCCGCGACCGACTTCGTGTCGGCGGCCGGCGTAGCTGCCGGAGCCGGTCATGTACGCGGCCCAGCGATACGTGCCCGCGGAGAGTTCGGCGGTGCGCGACGCGGGGATGGTGATCGTCCACTCGTCGTCCGAGACGGTCAGCTCACCGGCGTCGGTATCGAGGAGCCCGACGCCACGGAACGCGTACGACAAGACCCACCCCTCGCTCGAGGGGTAGTCGCCGTAGCGCGCAGTCCAGAGCCATGAGTCCCCAGCGACGACGGAACTCGGCTCGCCGGATGGAACGGTGGGGGCCACGCACGCAAACTACCACGCACTGGCGCGCCAGTGCTGCGTTAGTGGCTCATTCGGGATACGACTGATGGGTGAGCGTGAGGCGATACTCGTAGCCCGTGGCGGGATGGCCGCGCCGTTCCAGATAGCCGCAGTCCACCAACGCCCGCAGCGCCCGGCTCGCTGTCGACCGGCGCACCTTCAGCGCATAGACCAGCGCGTCGACCTTGCAGGTGCGGAACGTGGCGACATCCAGCCGATGGCAGAGGAGCCACACGTAGACGCCCATCGGGGCGCCGCGCAGGCGCGCGTCGGTCGAGGCAGAGACCAGCGCGGGGATCACCATGTGCCGGGGTTCAAGGTGGGGACCTCCACCAATTCGACACCGGGCGGGAGCATACAAATCTCCCCCGGACGAATCGCCACGGGACCACAGGATGCGCCGGTTGAGTCGGTGCCGGGTGACGTGATCCCCAGCACGCCCCGGACGGTGAAGTACCACCCGACGCCCAACAGCACAGATTCGACGATGTACGCTACCATCGCTGCACGACCCCCCGACGGCGCAGGTTCTTCACCTGACGGCCGGGATGCACGGGCGGGGCAGGCGGCTGCTCAAGCGTGTAGGGGGCGGTGGATTCCACCGGATCAGTCGGCGCATCCTCCACTGGCACCCGCGGCGCGTCGAGCTTCGGGTTGCCCAAGCGTAGCGCCACGACGTTATCCACCTCGCAGTCGAGCACCTCGTTCCGTCGTCCGGGCGGGCAGATGTACGTCGTCACCCATCGCCCGTTCACCTGCTTCTTCTTCCGCGTCTCGGAGGTCAGCTGCTCGAAATAGTCCTTGTTCGCGCACTCCGCGATCGGGTAGTGCCAGTACAGCGGTCCCTTGATCGACAGCTTCACACGCGAGTAGACCGAATCCTTGCCCGCCTCCGTACCGACGTAGAAGACGGGGCACCTCGCCTTGTTGTTCCGGGTCGGCCGGCGCGCGACGAGCGGTTTCCCTGGCTGGGAGTATCCACGCGTCACGAACACGCGCTGCTGCCCGTTGTAGCGCGGTTTGCAATAGCGGTACACCGCGTCGGCGTGGTGGCCTGAGTCGACGCACGTCACGTCGACCTTCCACTTCGCCCGCGCCTCGCTCAATTGCGCCCACACCGACCCGCGCATCTCCTCGGGGATGCCGGGGTCGCCGATTAGGATGCCGCGATCCAGTAGCCACGCTTCCTCCCCGCGCCCCCAACCGCGCGCCACGTACTCAAGTCGGTCCTCCTGCACGTCGACCCCCATCGTCACGAACGTCACGCCGTCGGGGATCGGCTTGTCGTAGACCTCACGCCGACCGAACAACCCCTCGGCTGACCCGAGATTGCCACGGTCCTCCCACGTCTCCCCGAGCGCAGTGTTGATGAACGGCTGGAGCTTGCCGGGATCGTTACCCGCCGCGACGAACTCGTCGCGCAACTCCGCCCACGAGACCCACGGGGAGTACATCGCGTTGATGTGATAGCCGCGTGTGGTGTGGCCGGGGTTCGTCGCCATCCACTTGCCCTTCGCCACCATCGCGAACTTGTGCGACTCGGCGATGAGCACGCCGCAGCCGATGCAGCAATAGTGCGGCGCCTCCAACCCCTCCCACCGCAGCTGTGACCACACCAGCACCTGCTCGTGGCCGCAGTCCGGGCACGCGACGAAGTAGCGGCGCTGGTCCGACGCCTCGTACTCCGCCTCGATGCGGCTCCCACCCTCCTCGACCGGCCCCTTGACCGTGGGCGACGAGTTCAGGTAGACCTTGCGGCGATGCTGGAACGTCGTCGCGCGACGCTCCGCGAGCTTCACTTGGTCGCCTTCCGTACCGGCGCTCGGAGGGTAGCCGTCCACCTCCTCGAGGATGACGATGCGCGCCGTGCGGCGCCGGAATCCGCGCGGAGAGTTGGCCCCGACGAGGTACATCGCGCCGCCCGGAAATAGCTTCGCCTGAATCGTGTTCCCGCTCTCGCGCGACGCCTGCCCACTGACCCGCTCGCGCAGCTCCGGCGTCTCCTCGATCGTCGGCGACAGCTGCTCCTTCGAGAAGTCCTTCGCGTCGTCGACCGTGGGCTGCACGATGAAGATCGGCGACGGCTCCTGGTGGATGAAAAACCCGATGACGTTGAGCCCCGCCTCGGTCGCCCCGATGCGCGCGCACTTCATGAACACGACCTTGTTCACTTCAGGGTCGCTGAAGCTGTCCATGATCTCGCGCAAGTACGGCGTCTTGTCCGTCACCCAGCGCCCCGGCTCCGCGCTGTAGCTCGGCACGATGCGGTACTCGTCGGCCCACTGGCTCACCGTCAGAATCGGGGGCGGCGCGAAGCCGTCCGCCAACACCTCGCGCGAGACCGCCGCCAGCTGCTCGCGCTGGCGGTCCTCGATCTCGGTCGCCCGCTCAGCGAGCGCTGTCGCCATCACGCAACTCGCGCATGATGTCGCGCCCCGCCGCATCCCATGCCCGCTGGCTCTCCGGCAACGTCGCCAACCCCGCCGTGCGCGGGGCGTAGCGACCCGGCACCGCCAGCAACTGCGCGCGGATGTTCGTCACCACGCCGCGCAATTCGTCGCGGTACGCCTGCACCGTCACCACCTCGCCGCGCTTCGCCTCCAGCTCGATTTCGGCCAATTCCGCCTCGGCTTGCGTCTTCCGCGCGCGCGCGTCCTCGAAATCGGGCTTTTTCTCGCGATCCTTCTGCAACTGCTGCCGATACCAGATCGGGAACGCCGGCCAGAGTGCATACCGGCGCCCGCCCTTCATGAGCACCGGCGCCCCCGGCTTCGTCGCCC